TCTTCTGGCTCTTCAGGAACAAGCGGAAGTTCCGGTAGCAGTGGAACAAGTGGTACATCAGGATCTTCTGGTTCTTCTGGCTCTTCAGGAACAAGCGGAAGTTCCGGTAGCAGTGGAACAAGTGGTAGTCTTACATTGTCCGGCACAACAGATAATGGCGTAATTACATTAAATGGATCTGCTCCTAATGCAACAGTAGAAAGCAATTTAACTTTTAATGGATCTGTATTGTATGTAAATGGTAGTGTTGGTGTAGGAACAAGTAGTCCTGACTGTATTTTAAATATAAATGGAGGTTCTTTATCAACAACATTAAATTCAACATTAACATTAGCTAATTTTCAAAGCAGTAATAGTAATGCATCTTATTTGAGAATAATAGAAAAACGTTTTTCAGCTGGTTCTGATTGGACAACAGCAAGTACAAAAATTCAAAAAACAACTGATGTTACTGATCAAGCTTATATTGAGTTTAATCCTAATGGTGGAAGTTATGGATTGGCATTTGGAGCAGGAACTGCCTCTGAAGCAATGCGAATTATAAATGGAGGCAATGTAGGTATCGGCACAACAAGTCCATTAACTAAATTGGATGTTAGAAGCGGTTCAATTACTGCGGGCACTAATACTTCTACTTTAGGAAGTACAATAATTGCTGGTTATTATACTGATGGAAATCTGACTGTATTAGGAAGTGAATATAGCAGCGGCGGTCCATTTTTAGGATATGCTGTTACACCTTCTTTGGCATCAAGTGCTGCATTTTTAAGTTCTACAAGCATAAATGTTGCTAGATCTGCATATATTCAAGATGGGCCAACTCATCGTTGGTATATCGGCGCTACACAAACTGTTTCTATCGGATCTTCCGCTACGCTTAGTGAAGTGATGCGTTTAAATAATAATGGAAATTTAGGTATAGGAACAACAAGTCCAACAGAATTACTGCATCTTTCGTCAGCAGGTACAGCAAAATTAAAAATTACAGCTGACACTGATAACGTTACGGAAACAGATATTGCTGGTATAGATATGTCACAAGATGGTGGCATTACTACTGCTACATTAACTTTAGATAGTGCAAATAGTTTAGTTATTGGTGTTAATTCTACAACTTCTCCACATATTTATTTAGGTACAAGATCTGATGGCACAAGTTTTGTAGCATCAACAGATGCTAAATTAACTATATTAAATAATGGTAATGTTGGAATAGGTACAACTAGTCCGGTGTCTGTTTTAACAATAATGGCACCGGCTGGAACTGCATTTGGAGATCTAACAGCTGCGAATAGCAATCTTCCAATTTATTCTAAGGTATATGCAGGAGCGAGTAGTGCTACTAGAAATATTTTTTATGGACATGTTTATACAGCAAATGCTTCCGCGTATGCTGATTTACAAATTTTGTTATCAAATACGAATGATAGTTCGGCAAGAGCTGGTTCATTTGTATTAACACAAAATGGATCTTTAGCTTTTAGAAATTCTGCATCTGAAATTACAACAGCTGATACTCTTGCTGGTACTGAAAAAATGCGCATAGATACTAACGGTAATGTTGGAATAGGTACAACAAGTCCATCTGGTATTTTACATTTACAAAGTTCAGCATCAACAACATTATTAAGAGTAGATAATACTAATCCTTCTAATGATGCGGCAATCTTATTAACGGATAGTAACAATTCAACAGGCGAAGGTTTTAGAGTAACGTACGATTCAAGTGTTGGTGATACTTATTTTAATAATATATTCAATGCAACTTCTGCGTTTCATTTCCAAAGAGGAGATTTTGGTTCTGGCACAGAGTTGATGCTTATAAAGTCTGATGGTAATGTTGGTATAGGAACAAGCAATCCGGCAGCAACATTACATACAACTGGTGCGGTTAGATTTGCTACATTGCCATCTGGAACTGGGGCTAATGTTGTATATATAAATTCAAATGGTGATTTAACAAGTGGTGCTGCACCTGCTGGTGGTGGTAGCAGCGTTACTTTAAGCGGACCAAATAATGGCATCGTAACAAGAGATGGAGCTGCTGGCACAACATTAATTGCTGAAACAAATTATGAATTTAATGCTAGCACAAGATTGATGTACTTGAGTGGTCAGATTGGAATTAATTTTACTGGAAATACTGGTTCAGCAACTCCATTGGAAATACATGGTACTGGAGGAGAATTATTCTCTATTGATGATGATTTAAGTTCGTCATTAATGTCTGTAAATACCATTGCTGGTTTACCAGTATTTGAAGCTTTTGCTGATTCAACTGTACAAATGGGTCAATATGGTAGTGGTGATTTTATAATTACTGGCAATAAAGTTGGTATTGGAACAACAAATCCCCCTTACAGATTTACTGTTAGTGGTGATATTAGTTTTCCTGCATTAAGTAGCGGCGCGAATACAAGATTATTAAGTATAGCTAGTAGTGATGGTAAATTATCTTATCAATCTCCATATTTTACTGTTTCTGGATATGCTGGAACTGGTTTGACTTTAGCTTTAGATCATGCAGGAGAATATATAAGAACAACTTCAGCAACTGCTGTTACAATTACTGTACCACCTCAAAGTTCTGTAACTTGGATCGATGATGCAGAAATTATGTTTGAACAAGCTGGAGCTGGACAAATTACATTTGCCACTGGAGCTGGTGTTACAATAAATAGCAGCGAAACACTCAAAACTCAAAAACAATATTCTGTGTGCGCTTTAAAAAGAGCATCATCTAATACTTGGACTTTATTTGGAGAAAGAGAGCTAGTTTAATATATAATATTATATATGGAAACGTTTTTATATAATCTAAATACTCAAAAAAGAGAAGGAGAAATTAGAAATGGCCGCTATCTTGTTGATGGCAAGCCGGGAGTTTTGCCAGATTTTTTAGTTGAATTAGAAATCGAAAGACGTTCTTCGCCAACATACGATTCTTCAACTCAAACACTTGAGCATACTTCTTATGCTGATTTAAATAATCTGAAATGGATAGAAGAAGATTATATTAGAAATTTAACCCAAGAAGAAATTGAACAAAGATTACCAAAAGCTCCTGATAGTTGTACTCCGAGACAATTAAGAATTGCTTTGATTAAAAATGGTATTTCTCTTTCTGTCGTAGAAAATTATATAAATAATATACAAGACAACGAACAAAAAGAAATAGCACTTGCTGAATGGGAGTATGCACTTGATATTAAAAAAGATCATCCTTTGTTGTTAGCTATAGCAAATAATTTAAATCTAGATCAGAAAAAGATTGATGAAATTTTTACTTTAGCAGTAACACTATAATTTTATGAGTTTGCCGTTATCAGCGCCAGTTAGAAGAAATAAACCAAAAAGAAATGTAAATTTAATTGCCGCCTCAAATAATGGAAATTCTTCTTACGCTATACAAAAAAATGGCCGTGCTTGGGCTTGGGGACTTAATACTTCCGGTCAACTTGGCGATAACACTATCGTTAGCAAACTTACTCCAGTGTCTGTGCTGGGTGCAGTAAAAACTTTTTGTAAGATAGCAGGAGGAAGTAATCATTCTCTCGCAATCGATAAAAATGGCCGTTCTTGGGCTTGGGGAGTTAATACTTTCGGTCAACTTGGCAATAACACTGTTATTAGTCAACGTACACCAGTGTCTGTGCTGGGTGCAGTAAAAACTTTTTGTCAGATAGCAGGAGGAAGTAATCATTCTCTCGCAATTGATAAAAATGGCCGTGCTTGGGCTTGGGGACTTAATACTTCCGGTCAACTTGGCAATAACACTGTTATTAGTCAACGTACTCCAGTGTCTGTGCTGGGTGCAGTAAAAACTTTTTGTCAGATAGCAGGAGGAAGTAATCATTCTCTCGCAATTGATAAAAATGGCCGCGCTTGGGCTTGGGGGTATAATATTTTCGGTCAACTTGGCAATAACACTGTTATTAGTCAACGTACTCCAGTGTCTGTGCTGGGTGCAGTAAAAACTTTTTGTCAGATAGCAGGAGGAAGTTTTTATTCTCTCGCAATCGATAAAAATGGCCGTGCTTGGGCTTGGGGAGTTAATGATAACGGTCAACTTGGCAATAACACTGTTATTAGTCAACGTACTCCAGTGTCTGTGCTGGGTGCAGTAAAAACTTTTTGTCAGATAGCAGGAGGAAGTAATCATTCTCTCGCAATTGATAAAAATGGCCGTGCTTGGGCTTGGGGGTATAATATTTTCGGTCAACTTGGCGACGATAAACAATCTATTGAACGACGGACACCATCTTCTATAGTCGGTAACAGAAAAACTTTTTGTCAGATAGCGGGAGGAAGTAATCATTCTCTCGCAATTGATAAAAATGGCCGTGCTTGGGCTTGGGGAGCTAATCTTTACGGTAATCTTGGCGATAACACTATCGTTAGCAAACTTACTCCAGTATCTGTGCTGGGTGCAGTAAAAACTTTTTGTAAGATAGCGGCAGGAGATATTCATTCTCTCGCAATTGATAAAAATGGCCGCGCTTGGGGTTGGGGGAGTAATATTTTCGGTGAACTTGGCGATAACACTATCGTTAGCAAACTTACTCCAGTGTCTGTGCTGGGTGCAGTAAAAACTTTTTGTCAGATAGCTGGAGGAGGTAATCATTCTCTCGCAATCGATAAAAATGGCCGCGCTTGGGCTTGGGGGTATAATGAATACGGTCAACTTGGCGATAACACTATCGTTAGCAAACTTACTCCAGTATCTGTGCTGGGTGCAGTAAAAACTTTTTGTCAGATAGCAGGAGGAGGTAATCATTCTCTCGCAATTGATAAAAATGGCCGCGCTTGGGCTTGGGGGCTAAATGATTTCGATGAATCTGGTGGTCAACTTGGCAATAACACTGTTATTAGTCAACGTACACCAGTGTCTGTGCTGGGTGCAGTAAAAACTTTTTGTCAGATAGCAGGAGGAGGTAATCATTCTCTCGCAATTGATAAAAATGGCCGTGCTTGGGCTTGGGGAGTTAATTCTAACGGTGAACTTGGCAATAACACTACTGATAACCAACTTACTCCAGTATCTGTGTTGGGTGCAGTAAAAACTTTTTGTAAGATAGCGGCAGGAGATATTCATTCTCTCGCAATTGATAAAAATGGCCGCGCTTGGGCTTGGGGGTATAATACTTTCGGTCAACTTGGTAATACTACTGAAGTTGACCAACTCACTCCAGTGTCTGTGCTGGGTGCAGTAAAAACTTTTTGTCAGATAGCAGGAGGAAGTTTTCATTCTCTCGCAATCGATAAAAATGGCCGCGCTTGGGGTTGGGGGAGTAATAGCAATGGTGCGCTTGGTCAAGATATAATAAATTATACTCCTATTAGAATTTGTAATATTTAATTTTATTATTTTTTCTCTATAAAATTCTTTAGCAATTTTTAATTTTTGAATTATTATATGATGTAACATATCGACATCATGATCAAAAAGAAAAATCTCGTTTTAACAATATCCATTGGTGATTATTATAATGAACTTTCAAAATTGACGTTGCCGTCTATACAGGCTTACGCAGAAAAAATTGGTGCTGATTTTTTAAACATCACAGAATTCAATAAATATTACATTACCCAAAAATGGAATAAGTTTCATATTCATGAACTTTTAAATCAATATCACAGAATTATTTATTTTGATATTGATATTTTAATAAGAGATGATTGCCCAAATCTTTTTGATATTGTGCCCGAAAATAAACTTGGAATGTTTAATGAAGGTAGATATGCGCCAAGATTTGAATATCTTGAGCAAGCTTCAGAATATTACAAGGAACCATTAAAGAAATGGAATGGTAAGTTTTATAATTCTGGTGTGATGGTTATTTCTCGTATTCACAAACAGATTTTTGCATTACCTCGCGGCATTGATTTTGTTGAAACAGATCAGCCATATATAAATCTCAGAATATTAAATGATAAAATCGAAATGCATGATTTGCATTATGATTATAATAGAATGGATATTCTTGATAAATTTTGCGGTATTTCTCGCTTGAATTCTTATGTCGTGCATTATGCAGGCGCTCCAAAAGATATTCAATCAGATGTCGTAGCTAAAGATATTGATCAGTGGGAAAATGATAAATTGGATGGATATAAGTATAAGCGCAATATTGTTATATCTGTTACAGCCGGTATGGGTGATCAATTATGTTCTGAGCCAGCGATTAGATATACACAAAAACTATATCCAGATGCAAATATTACAGTTGTATCTCATTTTCCAAGATTATTTGAACATTTAAGTTGTCCTGTTGTAAATTTTGATCAATGGAAAGGAATAAATGATTCAGTTATTATCATGAATACTTGTCCTGATGATGAAGTATCAGAACATAAAATGTCGCATGTTTTATTTCATCCTACTGATTTTGCTTCAATGTCAATGATTAAAAGAACTATCCCGCATTCAGAAAAAACAATACAATTAAAATTAGAAGCAGACGACGTATCTTATATTCTTGATTTATTAAAAGATAAAAATAAAGAAAAGCCTACAGTTATTGTACACGCAGGAAAATGGTGGCCTTCTAAAACTCTGCCTAAAGAATGGTGGCGAGAAATTGTAAATAAACTATCAGAAAAATTAACTGTTATATTGATTGGTAAAACAATAGACGAAAAACAAGGATATTTAAATATTGATGTACCGAAAGATGGATATGATTTGCGCGATCTTACTACGCTTGGTCAAATGTTTGCTTTGATATCATTATCTCGTTGCCTTGTCACTAATGATTCTTCGCCATTACATATAGCAGGAGCATTTGATAATTGGATTGTTACATTTCCAACATGCAAGCATGAAGATCATATCTTGCCTTATCGAAATGGCACTCAATCTTATAAAACTAAAGCTTTGAGAAAAGATTTATTATTAGATGAGCTTGAAATACGTCATACGGAATTCAAGCATGATACTATTGATCTTATTCCAAAAGGAAAAACATTATACGATTATTTGCCAGACGTTGATACTGTCGTAAAAGAAGTATTAGAGATTTACGAGAATGACAAATGAATAAATTTAATTCTTTTCGCCCACTCATGCACCAACATGAGTATAAATTTATAGAAAAATATTTAAATAAAAATGATATTCTTTTAGAATTTGGAAGCGGTAACAGTACTATTTATTTTTCTGGACTAGTCAAAAATGTAATTTCTATTGAACATGATGTTGATTGGATAAATAATATCAAAAAAATTATTGATGCTTATAGTATTAAAAATATAGAACTAATACATCAACCAGCTCATTCTCCAGATCCTAAGCCTTGTAGATATGAACAGTTTAAAGATTATATTCATATTCCAGAAACAAGAAAATTAAACTTCACAAAAGTTTTAATTGATGGAAGAGCGCGAAAGTATTGCGCGAAATATCTTTGGAACATAATTGATGAAAATGCTATTGTTTTTATTCATGACTTTAATCGTTCAGATTATCAAATGTCATTAAAGTATTATGATTTGATTGAAATAATTACTGATGGACAAGGCATTGCCGCATTGAAGAAGAAAAATGAAGTAGTTAAAGAAGATTTCTATTATTGAAAAAGATTACGATGCTAAAAAATACTTTAAGTAGTGTAATTTAATATATGGCAACACAAAGAGGCCCAAAAATAGTAAGGAATGGATTAGTTTTGTGTTTAGACGCTGCGGATAGAAAAAGCTATACAGGTTCTGGTTCAGCTTCTTGGACTGATTTAAGTGGTAATAATAATACAAGTACATTAACAAATAATCCAACATTTAATTATGAAAATAGTGGAAGTATTGTGCTCAATGGTAGTACGCAATATATATTAGACTCAAGCATATCTAATTTTAATGTGGGATGTATTGATCTATGGATTAAACCGACTGCGATTATTAATGCATCATCTGCTTTCAGTAACTTATTGCAATTAAAAATAAGTACTCTAGATGCTGATTCTTGGAATATTGCTTTTGGAATCTCTACTGGTTTTTTAACAAATGAATATATTACAATAGCAGATGGATCTAGTGGTGCATCTGCTAAACGAACCGGCGTTACAGATGGTGGTTCATTAGCGGCTAATACTTGGGTTAATATTGTTTTTAATTGGGAATCTACTGTCTATAAAATATATGTTAATAATATCGTTAAAATAACAAGCGCTCCTGCTGGAGGAAATGTTGGTCAATTAACAACACCAAATATATATTTACTTGGAGCGTTTCGATTAAATACTTCAGCCGCTTATAGTGGATTTTTTGGAGGTGCTTTTAGTATTGTAAGAATTTATAATCGAACATTAACGGCAACAGAATTATTACAAAACTATAATGCCGTAAAAGGAAGATTTGGTCTTTAGTGTAATATATTTTATATATTTTATGGCAGGAATAAATGGACCAAAAATAGTAACGAATAGTTTAGCTTTGTATTTAGATGCAGCAGATAAAAAAAGTCTTTCTGGTTCAGGCGCTACTAATTGGAATGATTTAAGTGGCAGAAGCAATAATTTTACTTTATATAATAGTCCGACTTTTAATAGTAGTTATGGTGGCGAATTAAGATTTGACGGAAGTAACGATTACGCGAGAAGTAGAAATAATACTATTATAAATAATATAGCTGCAAACGGTACTGTTGAAATATGGTATAGAACATATGACGGAGTATTAGGCGGATCACTTTACGGTCGTTTAATTAGCGTGGCTAATGATACTGGTACTGGATCTGACAGCACAAGTACCCAAGGAACAAATAATGATTTTAATACATTTTTTTGTTTAGCTCGTAATAATGCAGCTAATTATTATAGTTTATGGTATAAAAATAATCCGGGTCCATTTGGCGGTTCTGCAACTTATATAGATAATATATATCGTCAATTAGTATTTAGTTGGAGTACTAGTGGTGGTACTATAACCTTCAATCATTACATAAACTCAATTAGTCAAGCTTCTACAGGATATACACAAACGGCTTATTCTGGAGCTAATAATATTACAATTGGCATGAACTGTTTAGGTGCTATTTCAAATACTGGTGGTGAAACTAATAAAGGAGCTTATTCAATAGTTCGTTTATACAGCAAAACATTATCTCAAGCAGAAGTAACACAAAATTTCAATGCTCAACGTGGGCGTTTCAGTATTTAATTTTTTATGCAATATGGACCTAAAATAGTAACAAATGGATTAGTTTTTTATGTAAATGCGGCTGATAAAAAAAGTTACGCAGGAACAGGGACAACTTGGAAAGATATATCAACGAATGGTTTATCTGGCTCTAATTGTTTAATAGGCAGTCCAAGTTTTAACGCTTCAAATGGCGGTTATTTAACAACAGGAGCTTATAATTCGGGAAAATATTTTAATTGGGGAAGTAATATATCTGCGATTAATTTTACAAGTAGTAATTTTACAATAATGGTTATGTTTTTCTCAAATTCTAGTAACTTTACAGGAGGGCAAATTGGTTTGTTCTCCTATGGTCTAACACCTGTTAGAGGATATCATGTGATGATATCAAAGGGGGAGTACAATAAATTATCTTTTTTTACAAATAATTTTCCAAATCAACAAGAAACACGATCTTCAGATTTTTCTGTTTATTCTGGAAAATGGGTTTTTTTAACTATCGTAAGGAATGGAACTTCAGTAAGAATATACGCTAATAATGTTGATATTACGCAAACAGCAGGAACCCATTCAGATCCAGCAAGTAATACAACTAGTGAGTTAATATTAGCTAATGAAACTCAAGGCAATGCTATAGGATTTACATGGGATGGTAATTTTGCTTCTTTTGGTATGTATAATCGTGCTTTATCTGCTTCTGAATTGACTCAAAATTTTAATGCTGTTCGCGGCAGATTTGGTCTTTAATATTTACTTCTATCTATTTTTATATAGTGTAATTTAAATATTATGGAGACAGTTTATATAGAAACTCAGCCAACATCTGAGAAAAATGTTGCAAGTTTAAAAGCAGTATTAAGTAATTTTGATTTTATGGGTCCACTCCGTGGGCCTTGCTTGTGGGTTGAAATGATTAATCCAAATGGTTTACCGTTTGATGGTCAATATGTACGTATTGACGGTGACGATTGGCAAAATTGGCCATGCGATCAAACAGATGAAGAAGATTATAAATATCTTTCAAATGTTATATTACGTAAAGTTGGTTTAGATTGGAGACATTATTTAAAATTTACTCAGCATCCTGAATTTAATGTTTATACTGGTGTTGCTGATTATACATTTAGCTGTGCTGTTGAATCTTATCCAACCGGATCTTGTTCTTATCAATGGAATATAAATGGAACAGAAATAGTCGGCGCGACATCTGATACTTATACTGTTTCTAATGCTGTAGAATCACAAACAGGAGTTTATTCAGTGGTTGTTTCCAATAACGAATTTACTATTACTGGAAATGGATATTTGTATACATCTGGTTCTGTTTATATCTAATAAGTGTAATTATATGTATGGTAACATATAGTGTACATGATTTGGCTGATGAAATTTTTGCTAATGAATTTGAATATGATAGCGGTTATGCGCAATTTTATTTTATTAGCGGCTGGTTAGCCAATAATGTTGGTCAATTAAATAATCGCATATATAGTTCTTTTGAAGTGGAGAATGGCAATTTTATGCCATCTGGAGCTTTTAGACAAGAGGAACGCGCAATATACAAGCAAATGTATTTGTATGAGTTTTATACCAAAAAAACACGCCAAGTGTTACGTGGTGTTGATTCAGCTGTTGATTTTATCTCTTTGCGCGAAGGAGATACAGCTATTACTAGAACAAATAAGAACGAACTAGCTAAAACTTATCGTACATTAGCTAATGATGCTATGCAAGAATTGGATAAACTAATTACTTCATATACAATTTATCAAGCCGCGCCTCTTCAAGTTGCTGGTGAAGATGGTTCACCATTGTATACAGGTTCTGGTTATTTCTATTATCCTTATGGATATGGAAATTATTTGTAAAATAAATTAAATATAGATAATAAAAAACCCCAGTCTTTCGACTGGGGTTTCTTTGTTTATATTGTTTAGATAATACCGGTTTTTGCGGTTCCGAGTTTGAAGAAATTATTTACAATAGAATCCGCTGTGAATGAACCTGACATAAAGATACCGTTTTCGATATCGTTTGCGCCACCGATTTGAACTGTATATGTTAAATCAACAGTTTGATTATCACCTAGATTTTGAGAATAACTTTCTGATTGGAAAATAGCACCAGAAATACCAAACCATAATCTGTTAGTGCTATTGCAATCTTTAAGCATGATTTGCATATCACGTTTATCAGCGGAACATAAATTATCAAATATATTTTTGCTTGTTAACTCTGAAACAATAGCGCTTATTGTGATATCTACATTAATGGGTACATCGATTACTCTAGCAAAACCGAATGTATTTCCAAGTCTTTGTAATACTGTTCTGCTTAGTGGCAATGTGAAAGAAAATGATTGAATATGCGCTGAACCATCTCCGTTGATATCAGAAAAACCATCGCTTGTTGAAGGTAAATTCAAAATAATGTCACCGGGGCGTAATGCTGTAATTTGTGAAGAACCGGTTGTAAATGCGCCAGATAAACCATAAGCAGTTGCAAAACTTGTTAATTTTGTAGCAGGAGAAGCGGTAATGTCAATTGCTGGTGATGTTCCAGTAATAGCTCCAAGGGAATTACCAACGCCTGCATCAGCTTTAATATTAAAACCTTCTACAGTGACTGAAGCTGTTGGAATTGCGCCAACAGCAGCCTCGAAAGAGTACTCGCTGATAAAACCGTTACCGATACCAACTACAGTGTTTGTATTTGCTGGTGGTGTTGATGAAGCTGTTCCTACAACATCTTCACCTTCTTGAACAGTAAGAATATAATAATTATTACCTTCAAGATCAGCTAATAATCCTGAAACAGATTGAGCATTTAATACTGTGGAAGTATCATTAGTACCACCTGTAATATTAAAACCAAGTAGTCTTTCATTTAAACCATCAGTAACATAATAACTGAAATCTAAACCAACTGTTGGGGATTCCATAACAATAGAATCTAAACGAGCTAGTTTACCAAATTCATTGATGTCTTGACGATTAATGGTAAAATTAAAATTGCAGCTTTGTACGCGATCTAGTTTTTTGAGTAGTCCAGATCCTCCTAGTAGTTCGGAGCTTGATGTTGGTCCATAAGCACCAACTGTGCCACCAACTTTTGCTACTTGTGCTCCAGTAGAAGTTGGAGCTATAAATAAAGCTTGACTTTGATATATTACACGATTTCTTGCCATATAGTTTTATTTGTTAAAATGTTAATCTTTTTTACAGTAGATAAATAACATTGTGAAATTATAATCTTGGATAACGATAAGCTTTTATATCAAAATCCAAGAAACCAATGTGTATTGTTGGATTCAATTCTTTCAAAACGCTATCGCGAATCTTTGAAGTTTCGACGTGATAAATAAATAATCGATTTGAATTGTAAGCTGTGCTTGTAGAATTGTAATCATATCCAGTTGGATATAATCCAGTTTTAATTGCGCCAAACTCACCTAATGGATGTTTAGTCATTGGTATCAAACTAAAACACTCATTAAATGAATCAGAAAACACGCTTAATAAACCATCTAACTGATATAAGTTTTCACAGAAAGCGACTAATTTAACATTACAATTCGTTTCATCTTCGCCGCCAAATGCAAAAGGCGTATTATGAGTATTTTCAATTGAAGCGAATATTGCTGGTGTGACAGGATTATAAGGAGCGATTCCTGTTTCAGTAACTGTGAATCTGCTGTTTAATTCAAATTTACCTTCAATAATTAAATTATCTTCAGGTTGATCAGTTACATAACTATTAAACTCTTTAACAGTATAAGTACCTGTTATGTTTAAATTATTAGAAACGCCACTATTAAATAATATTCTACCGTTATCGAAATCAATTGCCATGCCGCTAGTTCCTGTTGGTACAAAAGAACCATTTATGGTAAAGCCAGATGGTATAGTTGCGCCTGTAATGCTTTTATCATATACCCATTGTTTATATGGAGATGAATATATAACTCTACCTCCACCAACTCTGTCATCAGTCATTGGATATAATTTTGTTGTGTAAGTTACATAAGCATCTCCTTTTTTCATTGCAAAATTATCGAACCACAAAAAGAAACTATTTAGTACATCATGTGAGAATACCGGTTTCATATTACTAATTTTTCTAAATTCTTAATTTTTACATTATATCTATTTATTAGATCAGAAATGTATTTTGTATTTCTAAATACTACACTTTGTCTTATTTGAGTTTGTGATTGAACGCCAAGTCCAGATCGGCTATTTCTAGATTTTTTCAAATAATAACCGAGTCCAGAAATTCCTGTTTCAATACCTTTTGCCCAGCTTCTGCCAACAGCCCAAGGCATAGGTGTTTCGGCAAATATTTGCGCCGATGTTGGTATTTCAAATACAACAGTTGACACGCTACCTTTTTTTTGTCTTATTATTCTGAAATTAGATTTATTTAATATCATTCTTATTGGTGCTATTGGATCATCTCCTGAATTAAAACCAATGAAAGAATATAAATTAGTAATTCCATTTAATGTGCCAGAATAATTTGGCGCATCAATTCCGCCATCAATCTCTCTTGTTATAGGATGATTATTAAATTCAGCAATGATTTCACTTTTAATTTCATTAAACTTATCGTTTATTAATTTATCTTCAAATTTTGTATAAGTTGGATCATCATGCAATTGATCTAATGCTTTTAATAAGTCTCTATCCATATCATGGATCAGGTTTCAAATATAATGTATAATATTGGCTATCAAATAAGCCGTGACCTCTAAAAGACGAATTCAATACAAATCGTTTACCGTCTAAATCAACTCTTCTAGCATCTTTTATATATTCATAATCTTCAGCAGTAATTTTTAATCTTACAGAACCAACAACCGCTTCAAGTTTGATTTGTGTATTTAATTGACCTTCGCTCCAATATTGTTTTTTGAAATCATCTTCGTATAAAATTCTTGCTTTAAATGTTCTATAAACTGGTGTATTTATAACAGAAGTAGTTTGACCAACTGTATTATAAAGTGGGTTAAAGTTTGGATCTGTAATAATAACAACTTTTGAAGCGTCTTTATATACAACTATATCGCGAGCAAATGTTTCATGAACATCTGCAATAACGGCGTTTAATGCTGATTTTTCAGCCGCTGTTAATAAACTTGTTGCCATATTTATAATTACACTGGTTGAAAAACTATAGAATATATATTATCATAATTTAAACTATGGCCAAAGTTTTATACCAGTTTACTATTAATAAAATCGCTGAGATCGAAGAAGAAAAGTCTGAAACGAGTACAAATGAGCAAGGCGAATCAGTAACAAGAACTTATAAGGAAAAAACTAAGAAAGAAGTACCTGTCGAAATTCTTATCAATCAACCATCACGAAAGCAAATTCAAGAAGCTGATATGGAATTCAGTATTGAAATGAGCAAGTGCATTCGCAATGGTATTTTGACTAAAGCAATGTTATTGAATAAGTATAATGATACGGGCGGTTTAATTAGTGAAGCTGATGCTAAAATCATGATTAATTCGGCTGATGAAATACGAGAATTGCAAGCAAAGCTTACTATTCTTAATTTGAAGCCAGAATCAGAACGAGATGAAGATGAAAAGAAGAAGATTGAAGATATTACATCTCAGATTCTTCAAAAGCGTAAGACTTTGATTGAAAAGGAAACTAGTTATATTACTTTATTTAATCATACTGCTGATATTAAAGCTCAGAATCGCGCAATTCTTTGGTATGTTTTAAATCTTTCATTTTTCAAGGACACATCAAAGAAGAATGCAGAATTCGAACCATTATTTGCTGGTAAGTCTTTTGAAGCTAAGGAAGGTTCAATGCATGAATATGAAGAAAATGAAAATGAAATTTATGCAAAGTGTTATAGTAAGCTAGCGAGTATTATTAGTTATTGGTTTTTCACAAGCAATGTTGATAAAGAAGAGTTTGATAGAATAATCGGTGAAATCGATGGAAAAATTCCAACAGAATAACTACAAAAAAATATTTAGAGATATTAAAAACGGATTCTCTGAGGTTAAAATCTTAGAGAATTTTTTTTATCTCAAACATTTGTCTTTTGATGATCAAGTTGGTATTGAGCTTATTTATAATGAATATTTAGCAGAAGCTAAATCAAAAGGCGTACCTTCGCATAAAGAAGTTCTCAAGCAATTGATTGAAGAAAAACAATGGACTCAAAATCAAGAAAATAAAATATTGCAATATGAGCAAATGATTGAAAACTTTCTTAAGCAAAAGAAAAACACTTATCTTAAATCAGAAATAGAAAGACTTAACAAAGAAATTGAAGATAATTCTAATATATTAAATGATTTAAAAAACACTCGCGCTTCTTTATTTAATAGAACAGCAGAATCTTATGCTGAAGATAAAGTTAATGATTATTATATTATTAAATGTTTGTATAAAGATAGAGAATTAAAGCATTTAGTTTATGAAAAAGAAGAATACGACGATATTGACGCTGAAAGCTTATTTGCAATAATTAAACAATATAATGAAGTTTATAAAGAAATAAACGACAATAGTATACAAAAAATTATTTTGCAAGATTTTTTTAATTTGTATATGCCGTTTTGTGAAAACCCTTTAGAGTTTTTTAATAAACCTGTTTGCGATTTAACATATAATCAATTAAAATTACTTATTTATGCTCGATTTTTTAGAAATATATTTCAGCAGAATGAAAATATGCCGCAAGAAATTCGTTCTGATCCTGATAAGATAATGGATTATATAAATGCAAATGAAAATGTTAAAAAATTAAGAGATAAAAATGCAAATGCTGAAAATAGAGCGGAATCCATCGTCGGAGCTACAAAAGAAGATCTAGAATATCTTAATATTACTAAACCCGGACAGAAGACTTTATCATTAGCAGATGAAGCGAAAAAGAAAGGTGGCAGCCTTTCAATGGATGACATGCTTAAAATATTTGGAAATTGATGATTTTTATTGTGTAAATAATAAATATGGCAGTCCAAATCAATGTAGCAGCAAATCAAGCCGCCTTAGTTCAATCAATTCAAGCTGGCGTACAAGCTTACAATCAACGATTTGCAAATCAAAATCAGGTCAATCTACAAGTTAATGCTAGAGGTTTTTCTCAACCTCTTGGTAGAATTACAGGTGATGTTAAGGATTTCGAGGCTGCATTAGCTGCTTCTAATGCGCGTGTTATCGCGTTCGGTGCGTCAACTGCTGTATTAGGTGGTGTTTTACGTGGTTTTAGAAGCATTGCTGAAGTTACAGTTGAAGTTGAAAAGAATTTAGCTGATATTAATCGTGTTTTCGGATTAACTACCAAAGAATTACAAAAATTTAGTACAGATTTATTTAATGTTAGTAAACAGACAGCAAGTTCTTTTGGCGATGCATCTAAAGCTGCTCTAGAATTTTCACGTCAAGGTGTTAAAGCTGAAGAGGTGTTACAAAGAACAGCAGACGCAATGACTCTTGCCAGATTGGCAGGCATGAATGTAAATAATGCTATCGAAGCATTAACTGCTACAGTAAATGGTTTCCAAGCTACAGGAATAACGACAACACAAGTTTTAAATAAATTAGTTGCGGTTGAACAAAGCTATGCAGTAAGTGCCGGTGATTTAGCTGAAGCTCTTTCTAGAACAGGTCTAGCAGCTCAAGAAGCTGGTGTTAATATCGATCAATTAAACGCGCTTGTTACAGCGGCGCAGGAAAAAACTGCGCGTGGTGGTGCTGTTATCGGTAACGCATTAAAAACAATTTTTACAAGATTACAGCGTACTGAAACGCTTGATCAGTTAGAAGCTTTTAATATCGGAGTTCGCGATATTCAAGGTAATATTTTACCAGCCGTACAAATATTACAAAATTTTGCAGGCGCTTACAATAATTTAGCTGATTCACAAAGAGCGCAATTATCTGAACAAGTTGCAGGTGTTTATCAAGTAAACATATTAAAAGCAATTATTGGAGATTTAAATAATAAACAAGGAGCTTATGCTGGAGCTTTACAAAAAGGCGCGATGGCAACAAATGAAGCTCAAGTCGCCGCTGCTAAATTAAATCAAACATTAGATGCTTTATTAAGCCAAACTAGCACAGTTGCTCAACAGTTCGCCAATAATGTTGGTAAAGTAACATTTGAACCTTTAGCTAAATATACGGCAGAATCATTTAAATCATTATTTGAGAATTTAAATGAGATTCTTGAAGGTGAAGGCGTAGGTTCTACTTTTGCAAATGGTTTATTAAAAGGTATTCGAAATGTATTAGCTGGTCCCGGAGCAATTGGTGCATTTTTCGTATTATTTAAGTTAATACAAAATTCTTTTACATATCTTTCTCAAGCATTGCCTCAGATTGTTGGTATAACAACAGAAACACAAAACAGAAAAAATATTGAACAAGCTATTTTGCAAATCATGCAGCAACAAGGACCAGTTGCCCAAGCTTTGGCTGGTCAAATGGGTAATCAAACTGCTCAAGCGCAGTTATTATTACAACTAGCAAGACAACAAACAGCAGAATATCAAAGACAACAAGCATTAGTTGCTGCTTTAGCTCCAGCATTATCCGCTCAAGGTGTTAGCGCAAGAGGTCAACAAGGATTAAGAGTTACAAGAAGTGGTGGATATATACCTAAAGAAGCAAAACTTCAAGAAACCATAGGAGCGCTTGCTGGAGGTTATACGCCCGGTCAAGTAATTAAATCTCCTGTTGGTGGAGTAATGAACTCGGCAGAACAAGTAAAATATATGCCAGGTTTTGCTCAACCATTTATAAATCCACCAGCCAATTCTGATGCAGGAAGAACTCATAGACGCAATTCTATAAATAGAACAGGTGTTGATCCATATATGAATAATGGATTTATACCTAATTTTTATATAGATTCAACAGATAAAAAGAGATTTCAATCTGCTAAAATAATTGAGGGTAATTTGTTTGAAAAAGAATTGTATACTAAATTGGATACTGGAACAGAACCACCCGGTGCAACATTAGATTTTCCAACAGGAAAATTAGAATCAGTTAGATCAAAAAATAGACAAACGACTTTATCTGTTGGGATTGATGATCAAACTTTATATGGTGATGCAAAGTTATCTTTGAATTCATCAAATATAACCAGCATGATCTCTAAATATATTAGAGCTGGAAATAAATTTATTATAGGAGATACTGTTTTTGATGATAAAAATTATTCTATTTTGTATAAATATGGTCCACCTGATAATTTATTAACGAACAAAACTAGAAAATTATCTTCTTTATTAAAACATAATCCTTCTTTAATTCATAACATTGGTCATCGATTAATTGATATGAGAACTGGAAATAGATTGAATAAAGCAGGTGAAAATACAAAAATTGGTTTGACGTTTTTTGGAGACAAAGTAGATATAGGGCAAACATCTGCTTCAGGATTTATACCTAATCTAGCATCATCACAATTACCAGCTGAATACCGCAATCCAATAACAGGTAAATTGAATAACCCTAAAATTGCAGCTGCAATAAGAATGGGTAAATTAGATCCAGCTGTTGCTATGGCTGCTGGCTATAAAACATCATCACAGTCTATACAAGAAAGAAAACAAGGAGCATTAGAAAGGGTATTGAGTTCGGGATTCAAAAAAATAGGTATTTCTGGAATTGGAATATTACCTAGTAGCACAACAGCTTCTCAAACAAATCCATTTGCAAAAAATTTCGAACGTTTGGCGCTTGAAAAAGCAAAACAAATGTTTGCAACAAATAATATTGTTTTTGCTTCAAATTATGAAAAAGGTGGTAAAAGATTTCATGGGGCTCCAGGTAATACCAGAATCGATGCATTAGAAGATAATTTGACTGGTCCTGTTATTGAAATGAAGTCTGGTGATACTACGCCTGATGCTAAGGTGAAAACAAAATTTACACAAGCTAAAAATGAATTAATTGAAATGTGGCACAGTGCAATGCCTAAAGAAAAATTAGATACTATTGTTCAAAGCATTGGTGCTCGACCTGAGTATTTATTCTATAATGCAGACAAAGAGATCAAAAGAGGAACAGAGCAAATTATACAAGCTAGCACTGGTTTCATTCCTAATTTTGCGGCTATTGATAGAAATATTTTGCGAGATATGATTAAATTCAATATTGCAAATGCTTCTTCATCTACTAAAGGTTTAAAAAATGTAGAATTAAGCAGAAGCGTTAGAGGAAGAGGAAAACGCTGGCAAAGTCTATCAGAACAATATAATAAAAATATTCCAGAAAATGAAATAATAAACGCTGTTTTTGCTTCAAGATATCAAGAAACTGGTAATCCATTTTTTGAAAAACGTTTCACGCAACAAAGCATTGAAGATACAATAGAGCGTCATCAAAGTGATGTTCCTGATTTTTCTGGTGGAGAAAATTTTAAAAAATCTCCATTTGTTTCTACAAGTTTAAAGAAAAGTTCAGCTTTTGCACATGCATCTATAACAGGCGGTGAAATAATAAAACAACAAAAAGTTAGACTTTCTAGGATTTTAAATAAACAAGCGTATTCTTTATTGATAGATAAATATGGAGAAGAAAAAGTTAAAGAAACAATTTTAAATTTATCAAAATTAAAAGGCGGAAAAGGTATTGGATTTGATGTTAATGACTTTCTTAAAACTCATTATGATATAATTCGTTCAAAAGGAAAAGTTGCATATCGCGAATCTGAAAATGAAGTAGCTATTTTAAGTAAAGGTTTTATACCTAATTTTGCTGCTGATTATATAAATCAAGTAATGAATCTTGAATCTAATATGAGCGGCAATAAAGCTGTATTAGATACAAAAAGCGGACCTTTTCCATTTATACGTAATAGTTCTCAGCCTAATTTTGCAGCGGCTATTTCTGATCATGGTGGAATGAACAAGGCTTTAAATGATTCTTATAAAAATCAAGTTGCTGCTGGATTGATGAATAAAGGATTCATTCCCAATTTTGCACCATTTGATATAACAGGAACAAGTTTACAAAGATCTGGAGGTGGAGCAGTTAGTCATAAAAAAATTAATAAAGCAATTAATGATTATATAAACAGTATTGATTTAAGTACTACTAGTAACAAAGATATTAGTGATGCTTTATTAACTAAATTACTGCCACAATTTAAGTTAAATCAACAAAGTTTCAATGAAGTAAGAAGAGCGGCTTTAGATTATGCTAAAGCTCAAAAAGCAGCCGCACAACAAACACAACAACAGACTCAACAAGCATCACAAGGAAAAGGTGGATTATTTCCTACATTTAAAAAACTAGGTAATATTGGTTCTAATATAGGAAAAGTTATAAATAGTCCATTGGGTGCAATGATCACATCTCAGCTAGGATCGGCAATCGCTGGCCAATTTGCTTTTGGAGATAAGAAAAGATATGAAATGACAGAAAATCAAAGAAAAATGCAAAGTTTTGCTAATACAGGTGTTACCGCTATATCTACAGGCGCATTTATTGGAACGGCTGCATTAGGGCCTGGATATGGAACAGCAATTGGTGCTGCTGCTGGTGGTTTGTTTGCATTTATTGAAGCAACTAAAGCAGCTAAATTAAGTTTATCAGAATTTAGAGATTCAATTTCTGAAAACGCTGAAAAACAAACTTCTATAATTTCTGATTATAAAGATAATTTAGAAAAACTAACAAAAGCCACAGAATCTGGAGATAAAAATTTAATAGATAAAGCTACAAGAGATTTATCTGCATCTTTAAGTGGATTAGCTGCCAAAAATTTAACATCAAATATTCAAGGTAAATCTGTTGAAGATCTTGATATTCTAATTTCTGATATAAACAAAAAAGCCGCTATGTCAACAAATGTTTTATCTGCTACTGAGAAAATTGGTACTGGTGCTAAAGAAGTTTCATTTTTTGATAAGTTTAAACAGCAAGCTGGGGAAGCTATTATTAATTTAACAAATATAGTAATTGATACATTTAAATTTATAGGTAATGGTTTTGTAAAAATAGGAACTGGAATAGTTGAGATGTTTTCTAGTTTGTTAACAAATATAAAGCCTGCTTGGGAAAATATGATGGATTTTTTGGGTTCTTCGATTTCTATGTTGGGTTTGAAAATTCAAGCGTTTTATAATGATGTTTTAAGTGGTATAGGATTTAATCGTGATGCAGAAATAGAACAAACGAAATCAGCAATTGATATTTATGCGCAAATATATAAAGAATCTGCAAATAAAATATCTGATTCTATAAAAAAAGCTTTAGGTTCTGCGTCTGAGCTGGCTATTAATTTTGATATAGGAGAATTTAGTAGTAAATTTTTACAAGGTTATGGTGAATTTTTTGGAGTTACAGGCCAAAGAAAAATACAGCAGTATAATATGGAAGATATTATTGCTAATTATGTGAAAGAAGGAGGCGCTGGAACATCAGCATTTTATAAAAGGATTTTTAATTTAGGAGAAAAAGGTAAAAAGGGTCAATTAATGGATGAGCAATTGTATAATGTTATAAATGAAATAGCTGTTTCTCAAGCTTCGAAAGATAGAGCGGCAGCGATTGAAAATTTACGTAGTATGTTAGTTGATCGAGGAATCAGTGGTGAAGATATTGATGTGCTAATATATCAAATTGAAAAATTTTCCGAAAAAAGCAACTATAAAGGACAATTTATTCTTAGTGAATTTAAAAATTTTATTTCGAGTTTAATGAGTGTGGATGCTACTTCAAAAGAAATGGCTACGACTCAAGTTAATGCAATTAAAAATTTTACTAAAATAAGAAACGATATTGATACTTCTATTAGAGATTATGTTCAAAGATCAGAAATGAATCAAATTGCAATCAACGGAGCAATTGAAAGACAGAAGGTATTGTTATCTGAAAGATCAAGAATTGCAGAAGTTTTTGGAAGACCTTTTGAATCTATTAATATTAAACAGCAAGAAAGAATATTGGATATAAATAGATCTTATCAAAGCGATTTAGCTAAAAGCAGTGAGAAAACTACTCAATTATTAGATACTTTATCAAAACAATCAACTTATCAAAGTTTAGAAAGCATTCAACAATTGCAGCAAGCTTTTGTATCTGAAGATTATACACCTGAACAAAGATTGCAATTAATACAACAAAGTTTACAAGCTACAACAGTAGATAAAGAAGGAAAAGCGCAAAATTTAATAAATTTTCAAAATGCTTCAGATAGACAAAAATTTCTTGATTTATTAAAAGCTGAATCCGACTCGTTGGATAAAAGAAAAGCTCAAAACGCTGAAGATATTAAAACAGCTAAATTAATATATGATCAAGAAGTTAAACGCGCTCAAGAAGCAAGAGATTTTAATTTTCAATTAAGAGCAGGGGTTTTATCTTTATCTGATGAGGCTGATTTATTATTAGGTCAATTAGGTAGAAAAATACCAAGTGCTTTTGCTGATGGCATGACTAATGCACTTATGCAAGTTGCTAAAGGAACACAATCTATAGGCGATGCATTTAAAGATATGGCTATAAATTTTGGTCAAATGTTAATGCAAGAAGTTATGCGAGCAGCAATAGGCAAAGTTTTGGGAAATGTTCTGACTCCAATGTTTAGTCAAACAGGAGGAATCGTTGGTAAACAAAATGGTGGTATTATTCGTGCTGAAAATGGCGCTTATATACCTGGAAATAGAACTGGAGATAGAAATTTAGCGATGTTGGAAGATGGCGAATATGTATTAAATAGAGAAGCGGTTGCAGCGATTGGGGTAAGCAATTTAGATAGTTTGAATTATGGAATGGCACCTCGTTTTCAAAGTGGTGGCGGTTTCGGTTTGGCTGCTGAACAAGCTTTAGTTGAAGATGAATTAAAATATTCAGGAATGTTAATGGAAAGTGGTCGAGCTAATAAACCTATAGATATTGAAGATTATACTTCTTATGCATATGCTGAAGATACGTATTTTAAAGATATGCGTGAAAAAGCAATACAAGCTGAACAAGAAAGAATACAAAAAGTTTATCAAGACAAGGTTAAAAACTTACAATTGATGACATCGATTATGGGGGCAGTTGGTAGTATTTCATTATCTGTTGGTATGGCGGGAGTCGCTGCTGCTTCCGCAGCGGGTGAAAGCGCAAAAGGAGCCCAAGCGGGAGCAGCTGGAGCCAGTACAGCGATTAGTTCTGGGGCTGAAGTTGGTAAACAAACAATTACAGCTGCAACTCCAGAGGTGCAAAAAGGATTAGATCAAGCAATGAAAGGTAGTAATTATGCATTAGGAAGATTTCTTAGTAAAAATAGCAATGAAATATTAGTCAATGGTCAATCTTTAAAAGGTCTTGCTGTGGGAAGAGATATAGCTAAATATGGATATATGGTGGATCCAAATAAGTTTGGCAAAGTAACGGGATTATCTGGTTATGCTAACATTCAGTCTATTTTTGGACAAACTCGTAATCAAAATATGTTTGGTAATTTGTTTCCAAATGTTTTAAGTTCTGGTAGAGATGTGATTTCATCAAATATGCCAAGGCGTCAAACTGGAGGTTTAGTTGGTTATCAATCTGGTGGTTTTATACCATATGGTTCTAGAATATCTGATAATGTTCCACGTTATATGTCTGGTGGTATTAATTTGATGAATAATAATATGAATAAAAAATATATGATGATGCCATCTGTTGGTATGCAGTCTGGCGGTTCAACGAGCGGAGTATCTAATACAACAAATAATAGCACAAATTCAACAAATATTGCTATCAATATTGATAAATCAGGAACAACTGTAATTGGAGAATCTGGTAATAATTATAGCAATAACGATTATCAATTTAGCAAAGACTTGGCAAGAGTTGTTGCTAAAATCGCAGATTCAAGAATTAGTGATGCAAAAAGATCAGGCGGTTCTTTAGGTAGAGGCTCTTCTTACTCTTCATGAAAAACGCTATCACAAATTATGAAAATACTTTCTATTTAGAAGGTGTAGCAATATCTGGTATTTCTAGTGTTGATGGTTCTTATAGTTTAGATTATAAGCCAATTAATATTTTAGGTAAAGGTTTTGTAAAACAAGTTATTGCTTCTGTGCCGACTGCAAGTTTATCTATAAATAGATATTTAATTAATAATGATCCTGTTTTTAGTTTGACTGGTGATGGTCCAAATTATTTAGCTAAATCAACAAGTGGCGGTTTATATTATAATGATATTTATTTTTCTTTTTCTGGAGCCTATTTAAAATCTTTATCTGTTAGTTGTTCTGTTGGCGAAGTTCCTCAAATTGCATCTCAGTTTGATATATATGGTAATATAGGACCAGTCACAAATCCTTCGGGAAATAATGCTGCAAATTCTATTTTTGTTCCACAAGTTAAAGACATAACAGTTACTTGTCGAGATTCATCAACAAATAGAGTAAAAGATTTTAATGTAGACTTTAATTGCGCCAAAAATCCAATCTACGGTTTAACTGGTAGTAATGCTGAATATCCAATAGAAGTTCATAATGTTTTTCCTATTGAAGTGGTTGGTTCATTTACTTTGGATATTGATGATTATGAAACAAAAAAAGTGTTTGATGATTTAACTAGTAATGGTGATACATCTTTTACTGTAAGAGTTGGTAAAACAAATGAAGTTGTTTTTGCTTTTACAGGAACTAATTCAAAAATAGTTAGTGAAGAAGTTAGTTCTAGTGCGGATGATGTATTAAGTGTAAAAGTATCATATAAAACATATATAGATTAATTTTAATTTGATATATTTTTTAGCATAATAATAAAATGGCTAGTTTTTTAAATTATCGAAATACAAGCTTTTCATTGCAAAATGAAACTTATTATGCCAATAAAATAAGCATATCAGCTCAAGCAACTACGCCAGCTGTAGTTTTAAATGATGGAACTTTATTAAATTATGCGCCTGATGGAGCAGTTGTTGGTAGTTTATCAGCGGATTTTTATTTAACAGGAGCTATACCAGAATATTTAAATATAACAGGAATAAGTGAAACGCCAGTATCTGGTAGATTTGCTAGTGTTTTAATTTCTGGTTTATATCCTAAATCTATTAGTTTTTCAGTTGAACCTTTTAATCCAATTTTAATTTCAGCAAATTTTGATTGGTATGGAAATGTAAGTGTTCAAAGTTTTCAAGAAAATAATCAAGGTCAAAAAGACGCAATCGCAATTCCTGAATATATAGCAAACGGTTATAAGTCTTATATAAATAAACAAAGCTTATCAGGGGTTGAGTATATAACTAATTTTAGTTATGAGTCTTCATGTGATCGGCCTGCTTTTTTCAATGTAGATGAAAAATTTCCTTTTCGCGTGGCTAAATTAAATAAAAATGTATCGGTAAATTTAAGTTCAAACGATTTAGGTAATTTAATAGATATAACAGGGAAAACAGCAGTTTGCCAAATTATATTACAGGATATGTATGGAACAAGTTTAAATACTTTTGATATAAGCGGTGTATTAAACAATCAAAATTATGAATCCAGTGAAGGTGGATTCTTATTAGCATCAGCTAAAATCGAACAGCTTGTAACAGAAAAGAAAACATTAATATAATGAGTTCAATAATTTCAGGTTTAAATATAAAAAATATTTTTGAATATGATAGTAATAATTCATATTCGAAATATTCTATTGTTGATTATAAATTAGTCACAGGCATTTCAGTTTATCCTCCTTATACTGGTTTTGGAATCACTGGTTTAACAACTTGGTTTAATAATGATGATTTAAAATCTTTTAATGTAGATACAGAATTTAATGTAACTGGTTGGTTAAATTTAGTTCCTTTAAGTGGTAATTTAATACAAGTAAGTTCAAATGAAAGTTTAAGACCTTTTGTTAATTTTAATGAATACTATCTTGATTTAACGGGCGCTCAGTTAATGAGCGGCACTGGATTTGCTTCTAGTTCAAGAACGTTTATTACAATGGTTGAAGTTGCAGATAGAGTGACTCCAGATCATAAACAAAAAATATTTCAATTTTGTAATGCTTCTGGTGATGCTAATGGCATTTTTCAAGTTAGTGGAGCAAATTTAAATGGTTCGGCTAAAGTTATATTAGACGATCAGCAATTTAATGCTGTTTGTTCTGTATATGATACTAAAAATATTTTTACAATAATTCAAAATCCATCCACTAGTAGTATCAAAGTAAGACAAAATGGTTATGAGATAGGAACTTATAGCAGTTATGATTCTAATTGGAGCGCTAATTCTTTAATATTAGGAGATAATACGGGTACAACTGGATTAAGATATTATGAATTAATTCATTTTACTGGAGTGTTGTCAGAAACAGAAATAGATTACTATGAAAAATATTTATATGAAAAATATTTTGATACTTCTAGGCTTTATTTTGCTAAACAAAGTGTTCCAACCGGTGAATCATATGCTCCTATAACTTATACTGGAAATTTATATTGGACTCAAGATATTGATGAATTGTTTAAAATTTCATATGCTTCTAATGCTTCTTTTTCATCTAATCTATCGAGTTTAGAAATGGGTGATGGTTATCGTTCTAATGTTGCAAAAAACATAAATACATTACAAACTAAATTTCAAATTAATTATAACGGTTTAACAGATGAGCAAGCAAAATGTTTATTGGCTTATTTTGAAAATTGCCCAGAAACTGAAAATAAAAGTTTATATGAAGGTTTTAAGGGTATTGAAATAGATTTGTTCACTCCATATAAAAATAACGCTGAATTATATTTTAAAACAGCATCCCATAAAACTCCATATAATAATATTAATGATATAACTATTGAAGCGGAGTCGTTATATGATAGTTCATTAGATTATAAAGGAATGCTTGTTCAATTAGATCAAATTAATATTAGAACTTATACAGATGAGGTTTATGAATTAGCTTACAATGATGTTTTTTATTATCCTAATAACGCTTACAATAAAAGAGGATATTATTACTATACTGGATCTGGTTTTAGTCAGTCAAATAGTGGGGTAACTGGACCTTTAACTATACCGCCACAAAATAGCCCAACTGGTGATCAATCTTGGTTTACTAATAAGTTTTATTTTAAAGGTGATATAAATTATGATATAAATTCATCATTGAGATTAGCAGTGAATGATTTAAAAAATTCAACAATTGAATATGAAAAAGATGGTATTAATTATAATATGTTGGAATTTAATGTTGCTTTTGAAAAAAGATCTAATGCAGAAACAAGAGCGTTATTAAAATTTTTAGATGATAAAGCTGGATTTAAAATTTTCGAATATGTATTGCCTCAACCCTATAATAAAACAATAAATGTTTTTTGTCCTGAATGGAATCATACATATAATTTTTTAAATAATAATAATATAAGTATTAAATTAATTGAAACAAAAGCGCCAGCAACAGCCACTAGTGTATTTAATACTATAATAAGTTGGAGTCCATGAGTACATATTATACAGGAAAATATTTAGATAAAGTACCTACTGGTTTTGGAGGGTATACAGGATTAGTTTTAACTAACTCTGGTAATTTTTCTGTTACTTATACAGCAACTGTATCTGATACTACTTTGATTGGAGTTGCGGGCGGTAGTATAGCTGCTGGTGCTAATACGAATACTTTATACATTTCAGATACAACTACTACTGAAAATATAAATGATGATAGTTATGTTTTAACAGCTAATCCTAGCGAGTCGGCAACTTTTTATGTTTTGCATAGACCATTTACTGGATTTACCGCTGGAAATCAATCAACTGGACTAGAAAAAGCAACTATAACTATTGAAAGCGTTTCTTCAGCTGGTGATTCTGATTTGCCTATAGTTATAGACATAACAGGACAAAGAGTATTTGATAATCCTACACCGCAAAGAATAGGTAAATTTTATGCTGTTAAAAGTTATTCTGAAAGTACAGCTTATCAATTAAAATTTCATTGGAATTCTTTATTTGCTACAAATTATGTAAAAGGTTTTGAGTTAGGACTGTATGCTGATTCCAGTTTTTCAACTTTAGTGTCAAGTTATAATTATAATGTTCCATTAAGTAATGATTCTAACAAACCGACTTATGGAGATTATAATGGTTTTATAGATACAGATTTTTCTTACGCTATGACTTCATTGGACATAGCTCAAGATTATTATGCCAGAATAAGAGGTTTTAATTTTGAAAATGAATATGGACCTTATTCATATCCTACAGGTTATTCTTATGAAGATCCAATGTTAGAAACTACAGGGGTTTCTGGTTTATATCCTAGCCCCGGCGCAAATTTACGATCTGATGCAACAATATTATATTTAAGCAGAAATGATGACTATGAAGAGAATTTTAATATTTATTCTTTCATGAAGCAAAATAATAATAACTCCCCGGATTTCAGAAGATATTCTGGAGTTAATATTAAATTCTCTTCTAAAACAGATACTTTATGTAAATATGTCGCAACAGTAACAGGAAGCGGCGGTCTTAATTTTGTTGTTCCTAATACTGACAGTTTTAGATATGCTGCTAATGGAAGTAATATTTTTACAGTTGAACTAGAATTTGATAATATTGCTGTTTTAGGAAAAGGTGGAGCAGGATTAACTTGGAAAAGCGATGGAACATATATAGACGCTCAAAACGGTGGTCCTTGTTTAAATTTTGACGCTTATACTTATAGCGGCAGAAGTTTAGAATTTAGACTATATAAAGATCTAAATAGTATATTTTATGGTGGTCCAGGCGGAAGTAAAGGTTGGTTGATTACAGATGAAACAACTAGTAATGTTAATGTAGTAAAATTGGATGGTAAATCTTTTGAAAATTTAGATGATGTTGATGTGCAGCAATTATCAAAACCTTAATTATATGGCATTTAACGAACAAGGACAATTTGTTAGAAAATATTCGCGTGTTAACGGTTCAGTTTCTGTAAATCCAAATGGAGATGTACAGGCAGATAATGATATCGCTATCACAAACAATCCTCCACCAAATAATGGAGGTAATGCAGGCGCAAATGTAAATACTCCACCTGATATTATTCCTTCTAATGGTACTTCAAATCCAACTAATCCAAACATTACAGCCAATCCGCAAGGAAGCGATACTTCAAGTGGAGGCGTGAATTCAAATTCAGCTTCTTTTCCAAATATTTATTTTAATTTTAAAAGAAATAATTATTCTAGTTCAAATTTGAAATTTAAATTTACTACAGATTCTTTAAATTCAGATAATATTTCTACTAATACTTGGTCTGGGGATTCTGAAGTTAAAGCTGGTAGTGCTAATTTGGTGGGTGATAGTGGTTGTTTAACTTCTGCAACTGCTTATGGAAAATATTTTTATGAATTAGGATACAATAAAAGCATAAGTAATAATTCTTTTTTATTGTTCCCAGATTATTCTCCTAGTTATGCCGTTTTAGTATTTGCTTTAGCAAACACAAGTACATCCGGAAATATTTATACTGATTTTAAAAAAATATTAGAAACCGCAATTATTCATAAATTTTTGCAGACTGAGAGCGATGGATCAGCTGATGATGTTTATAATTTTGGTCTTTCAAGTGCGGTTGTAAATGCTCAAGAAGTAACATTGGGTAAAGCAGTTTTTACAGCAGGTTCATTAAATTCTTCAGTATATTTTAACAATTATAGTAATGAAACTACTCCAGGTGTTTACAGGGGTAAAAATGGTGATAGGTCATTACTAAATCCAAATTCTAATTTTTATTTTGATTCTAAAAATGGTTCTAATAGAAGCGTTTATACCGATGCTGTTTTTAATGATTTAAGACCTTTTAATTTATATAATTTGCCCACTAGTTTAGGATCGCCAACTGCATTAACAGATGTTGTTGTTACGAAAAGCGGTTCGTCAACAAATTATAAAAATTTTTGTATGTTTTTTGTTGAAATGCGATCTTATATTGCTCCAACTAGCACATACGCAAATAGTAATCAATTATATTTCGAGACTTATGTAAATGGAGTGTTAACTTTTCAGGCGTGGATTTTAGCTGATAAAACTTTAAATACAGGAGCAATTAAAAATTATACAATTAGTTTATCAAATAAAAGTGCTACTGGATCAGATCCAGGTAATAAACTGTTTTTATTTGATTATTTATATGGATCTAGTTATAATATTAATGAGATGCAAAGAGAAAGTAGAAGCACGGTTTCTTCTTTAGTTTCAAAATATAGAAATATATTAATTAAAAACACATCAGATTTGCAAATTACAAATTCTAATACCTCTTTGGCTTTTCCTGTAAAATCTAGCCACCCATTTCTCAGTTTATTTTTGGCTTCTAAAACTAAGTAATATATGTCTGAATTATTTTTATTAAAAAATTCTGAGGTTATAGATTTATTTGAGGTTAAAATAAATGATTTTGAAGGTTATTTTAGATTTCATGGCTCTAAAAATTTTAATAAAGATGTAGTTTTCCAAGGCCAATCATATATTTATATTCCTTCAGAAATTTCAAATCTCGAATATAGTTCAGATGCAAAACAAAATAGACCCACTTTAGTAATTTCTAATATAAATAATTTTATTACTAATTTTATAAAAGATCGTAATGATCTATTGGGTAAAAGATTTTATAGAAAAAAGATTTTAGCAAAAGATTTAGATGATGTTAATTTTGGTGGTGCAAATAGAAATACTTTAGGCGGTGGCGCTTTCAAATCTTTTATTGCATCTGACACCTATATTATACATAGAAAAAATTACGAAACTAAAGAGAAAGTAGAATTTTCTTTAGCTAATATATTAGACTTAGAGGGTATTACTATACCTGCTAGAAAAGTTTATAATGATTTTTGCAGCTGGCAATATAGAGGTTGTGGTTGCAATTATGGTAAAATATATGGTTATAATGGTCCAACTGTCGAAACTAATGTAACTCCATATACTTCATTAACACAAATAAATACAGAAGATCCTAATAATAATCTTAGTAGTAATTTATTGATTTGGTTGAGACCTGAAGGAATAAATACTTCTGGAGAAATACAAATGCAAAGAATAGGATCATTAGGACCAGAAGAGACGATTAAATTTGCTAAGGTTAGCAGTTGGACAAATGAAGGAACAGCAGCTATTAATCCTGATTTTTCATCTACAAATCCTAAAAAAATAGAAGGGAACACAAACGCTAAAGGTTATTACTCAAATGCAGGAAGAATGAACAATCAGGCGGGGGTTTATTTGTCTGTCGATTTTGAAGGTGGAAAAACATTATGTAATCCAATAGCTGATAGAATGTTTATTAATTATGATTTTTCAGGAACAGATATTACTATTTTTTATGTTGCTGAAATGGCTACTTTAAAATATAAACCAGGTTCTAAAAATTTAACTCAACTTGATGCAAAAGGAGGTGTAGTAAGAGGAGGTTTGCGTTGGGGATATAATAATGTTGGTTGGTTAGGTTGGACAAGTGCTCATAGAGGTCAGTTTGCAAAAGATTTTTGGATTAATTCATTGAACATACCATATAATTATATGATAAACGGCACAATGAATGCTAGAAATTATTTGAATACTGGATTTATATTTGGTTTAGCATATCCTCGAAATAATTCAAATTATACAAAATTTTATTCAAACGGCAACAGTTTATTTAATCAAAAAATTTCAACTGGAGGTACACCAACTAGTTTGTTTTTTAATGATGACCCCTGTAATGGTGGCGTGTATGCT